GGCCCAAAATCGCTTGGAACCTGAAAATCCTCATTCATAGAAACTATTGTGCCATTCATCGCAGAATGACCGCCGCGTGTTCGATCATCTGAAACTGACACCCATTGCTTTTGAAGCTCAGGGATACCCATGGTCTTTGCCACTTCATGGTTGGCGTAACTAGCAGCATTATGCGTCTCAGTTCTCGCAATCGTTGCTGACCGATTTTTTGAGTACTGCCCCCGAGTAGATTGATAAATTGCATCAGCTACGGCGCGAACTCCAAGACCCTCCGCCTCGTTCTCTAAAAGGACTGAAATCAAACGCATTCTTGTTGTTCTTGAAATTCTACTGACAGCCTCAAGACCAAATATCTTTATGTAATCTCGAATGAGAGTTTCAAATTGGCTCTCTTGTTTCAAGTTGCGTAGAAGTCTGAGACCGAATTCATCAATAACCGCACGATAGTGAGGCTCAAGAACTGAAAGAATTTTTCCTTGGATCAAAGTCCCTGTGAGTTCAACAGAACCCCGCTCCAAATATTCTTGCCGAGCAATGTCGCCAATCTGCGCGAATTGAGTAATCAGATTGAGGGCCAGCTTGCGTTCAAACGCTTGCCGAACTCTCATCTGCTCTATTACTTCTTTTCTGGCGCTGTATCTGGAACCGCCAGCCTGTTTGATACTATGAACTGCCATGCCACTATTTTTTACTTTTCAGCGGGTGGCCTTCAGGCAAAAGATCGGTGTCAAACTTACCTCTCTTGAACCGTCCAGTACGAACTGCACTTAGGAAACCATTTACACGGGCATAAGCCCACTGATCCGGGCCGGTAACTGTAGGGCGAACACTCTGCGGATTGGTATTGTAAGCGCCGACACCTCGAGCAAATACAGCCTCCAACATTCGTTGAGTAACCTTTTTGCCTTTTTTATCGCCGTGCTTTTCGTTGTGTTCCTTTACTTTCTCTCCAAGAGCTCTTTTTACAGTTTCACTGATTTTTGGTGCTTTTTCTTCTGCTGGTATAAAATTATCATCCCACCATTCACTGAAATAAGTTTCAATGCTTTCAGACTTATCCCGTTCCTTGTTCAACTGATCGACCTTGCGGTTGGCCCATGATTGGCCCTCGTCACCACCCCATCCAAGCCATGCGATCCTCCCTGCGCTTGGGTATCCAGCTTCGCCGCGGTTAAAGCCCTCAGCTTGCTTGTCTACTTCGTGACGTGCAAAAAAGCTCTTCATGCGGCGTACAGTGTCGGGTGAGAGGCGTTCACGATTGATAAGCTGATTGGCACGGGTAACGCCCACACGGGTCATCCCGCGGCCAAACTCTTTGCGCATATCAAGTGCCCGTTGCCCATTGATAGCCATTGCCTCAGTCGGGACTGTATCAACATCGCTTTCAGCTTTGCTGGACTGTTCAAGCTCTTCTTTCCAAGCATTGCAGACATATTGAGCCCGGACATCCGCATCGAATAGGCTGCACTCGCCCTGTTCGTAATAATCACAATTACCACAACGATTTTCACCTGTGCCCATGCGATAGGCTGAAGGAAGCTCATCAGGAACATCTGCACCATCTGGATATTGGTCCAGCTTCTCTTCACCGTAAGCTGATTTGCTAGCCTCTTCTACATCAGCGGGTGGTGCAACTTCTGGTGAACCAAGTGGGAAAAGATTAGCAGCAATAAATACTTCATCCCCCCCGTTAATTGGGCCAAGACCTAGACGATCACGGGCTTCATTTCGGCTAATAATGCCCTCACGAACCGCAGACGTTACATTCTCATAAACCCGGCGGCGGCGTTCAGTCATAGCCGGGATACTGTCAATATCGTATTCAATGCTAATATCATCACCGAAAGATGGAGCCAGCCATTCATTTAAGTCACTACAGACCCGCATAGCCAAAGGAATAATAGTCTCTTCATACAGGGCCAATCTAGCCTCTTGGACATTGGCATATGTTTGGTTGTCTGGAATGCCAATAAGCTGTGATGGAATACCGAAGCAAAGCGCAATATCTTTTGCCGCCATGTGCTTGTTTTGCAGGAAGTCCATATCGCGGGGAGACATTCCCATTTCTTTCCAGTCAAAATCACCCTCCAAGAGAAGGGGCTTGCCGGAGTTATTAGCGCCACTCATGCGGCGGTCCAGATCGTCTTGAACTTGTCGGCGCTGCATATCGGTTAGCATCATGGGATTTCCGCTAGTATCATTTGGCTTAAATACAACCGCCCCAGTGGGCCGTGCGCCATTAACCAACAGAGCAATATTGTGCTTCGCTATAAGATTGTGCTGGTCAACATCAATGGACGCAGCCATAAGTGGAGAAAGGCCAAGGTAATCGTCCAATGGGTTCCATAGCTTGAAATGCTTAACCTCTGACTGCCCTGTAAATGGATCGGCGTCATAGGTATTCACAACCTTACCATTGAGCTTGTAATTGTAACCCTTGGGAATTGAAGTGGCGCTTGGGATTACTTCAACACGATCTGGTCGCAGCAAGTGAAGTTCGCTTGGAACGCCCCCAGCAGTGCTGGATATTGCGTAGCTATTACCGGAAAGAAGCAAAAACGAATAGAGAGATTGAAAATACTCATTGCCAGCCTGTAATGGGTTCGGCCTTTTAAGAAGAGTAATTAATGGATGCTGTTCTAACTCAATATCACCTTGGAAAACCTTGAAAGCGATTGAGGACGCACCTTGAGCGATCTCATTGACACAGCGATAGACTATGGCGTTTTGCTGGTAGCCTTCACTGGCATAAGACTTAAAGTTGTCTGACCTGCTGTGATATGGGCTTGTCTGCTGAACATGAACAGTTGGAGCTTGCTTTTGTTCCATGGGGATTGCCACGGAGCGGCGTAAAAAATCGAAAAGGGCCATTAACTAATTCTCCACATTGGCTGTCCTGTGTTTTCAGACAAATCCGTTACGGCCCACACTAGGGCATCAAGTCTATCAGGCGAAACATTCCCTCGCCCATTGTAAAAGATCATTTGTTCTTCCATTTCTGAAAACTTATCAGAATGGAATACTTTTTCACTTTCATATAAAGCTGCAATCGGTTCTGCTCGCAACATTTTTCCTCTTGTAGCCCTTACGGAACGATATGAAACATCCTTATCTGTATTTCTTAACAGATTTTCAACCAAATCGCCACCGTTATTGACTTCTGCTATAATTCTGTCTGCCTGATATTCGTGATATTTTGAAATTGCCTTTCGTATCCACTGATCTGGCGTCCCCCTAAGAGAAGCGTCCTCAAGAATATAATATTTATCTGTTTGCGTTGATCTTCCGGCTACAACAATTCCTGTTTCATCAGATGTAGCTTTACCTGTTACTGACGGGTCAATGGCAACGACAATTCTTGATAAATCAGGAACCTCGTCCTTTGAAACCCTACACTTATTAATCATATCGGCGTTCCAAAGGGCGCCTTCGATTTCCTTCATATAATCACCTAGCCAAATATGATTATATTTTAATGGGTTTTGCGCACGGACCCTTTCAGCCATTTCTTTTGTTGTATTTGTTACAAAGGGATTATCCATGAAATTTACATGGACCAAAACAGCACGGTCGTTATCTTTAAAAATTTGCTCGACGGGATCGGTGTCTAAATTAGGGTTCCAGCTGAACCATATTTCAGAACCATTTTTCCTTATGGTTGGGTCTAAAAGTTCTAAAGACCTGTTTGACATGGATTGTGCCTCTTCGACCCAAGCAATATCAAAACCCTCTAGTGATTTAATACTTTCAGCGGTGTGATCTTGCATACCTTGAAAAATAATCACCCCGGAACCATTAAGAGGAATGATTTTATTTTTTTGAACTTCAAAATAATGACCAACACCAAGTGATGTAATTTTATCTTTTAAAAGCTGCAAAGAAGAATATTCCAGTGATTTCTGAACTTCACGAATACATATTGCCTTTGTATTAGGCTCCTCAATCATTCTTTCGATTAGTGCCTCACCAAAAAAATGCGATTTACCAGATGCACGGCCACCCTTTGCACCCCTGTATCGAGGGCTTCCACGATCACCAGATAATAGGGGAAGGCACCATCTAGGTGTCTTGATCGGCAGGATCGACAATTACACGCTCAATTCTTGTAATGATTGCGCCGCCATCTTCCCCAGTGACCTCCATATTGTTTTTATCACGTTGGTTAAGATACTGCTTTCCAAGCCATATAAGCATTGGTGAATTCCCACCCTCAGCAGCCTCCCACTGCATTCGGCGAAGCGACATTTTGCCCTCACTATTATGGCGGCTATAGAAGGCTTCAAAATTTTCCTCGCCTCGTTCCTTTAATCGCCTGTTAAGCGTGGTATCTGACATACCCAATATACGGCAACACTCATCTTGAGTGCAATGTATTCTAACCATATTTAAAAGACGTTGAAAGTCTTGATCTGTAAGGGGTTTTGATGGTCCCTTTGGACCGCGCTTCCCATCCTCTTGCTCTATTGATTTGCCCTCTGACATAACCGCTTTCCTTTTAGAGTACAGTATAAGTTTACATCATAAATTCTGAATTTCAAAGGTATGCAATATTTATTCGCATTTATGTAAATTAATTGTTTACAACCTTAGGTTCCTTGATAGTTTGAATATATCAAATGGAGAAACTGACATGAAACATCTAATCGAAACCGCAGCAGAAATCATATTTCTTATTGGGTTATTCTCAATTCCACTTTTCATCACAGGAGGATTTTAAAATGAAATCTACATACGCATCCAGCCTTAACCCCCGCGAACTTGATGTATTGGCACACGCAGATCATTTTGTAGCTGTTCGAGGTCGAGGTCCAAATCGCACACGGGTTGTATTTGCTACAGCCGCTGATACTGCCGCTTATGGCGCCTCATTTGGAGATAAAAAAACCATGGTATATGCTGTGGCGGGAGATGATACTCCATGCTGTGGAGGTGTTGCACATATAGCTAATGTTTAGAGCTTTCTGCTTTAACAACATTTTTTCTAAGGAGGCTGGAACTAAATCCATGCCTCCTTTTGTTATAATGAATTTTCATATCAAGATTTTTTCCGGTGAAATTGGCGTCCCTATATTCTTCACCAATAACCCGAACAGCAATTGGAAAAGTAAGCAATATATTATTTAGGTCATCTTCAGTTTGATATGGGATTATTTCGTCTACATGACTAACAGCCGAAAGCTGTATATATCTCTCCACCAAACTTTGCACTGGATGATTTTTTTCCTGCCGCTCTAACGAAGGATCGACATGAAGCCCAACAATCAAATAATCACATACAGATTTCGCCTCTGCTAGCATTGAAACGTGACCAGCGTGTAAAAGATCAAAAGTAGAAGCAGTAAAACCTATATTCATTTTTTGACCTTTACCATTTTCATACCATAATCTTGTACCTTTTCTTTAATTTCCACATCTTCATTTCGTATTAATTTTTGTTTTTTAAAGCCACTATAATCCACATGATGGTGCCACCTGTTGAATTTCCAAACCATTTCTGAAACGTCCGGATGAACTTTTACCTGCATTTGAGACTTAGCAACTGTTCCCGTGTCAGCATATCTTTTCCCATCGGAAACCTCACCTTCAGCATGGTAAAATTCATCTGTATTGCCGCCTTTTAAAACCTGTGTATTCATTTTTTCTTGCAAAAAGGCATTGAATTGTACCGTACACCATCCAGCCTTTAATATATCAAGGGATAAGATTGTGTCTTCGTTATAACGACCTCGCCACCTTCGCTCCATGGAATTTCGGATAAAGTTGCACGAATAAATCCTTGTATTCATTACAAAAGGGGGAAGTTTTTTCTTTCTTGGAGCAAACATATGATAGTTTGGACCAGCCATACCGATATTTTTATATCTAAGAACAAAATCCTCCATAACTTTAAAGCAAGTACCATCATTTACGCGAATTTGTAGATTATTATTCATACGAAAAAACGATCTGATGTTGTCATCCATAACCCAATGCCATTCATGACCGTTTGATATGGAATGATCCCATGCAAAATTTCTTGCAGGGCCGGGGCCTGTGCTTTTTGTAAGCCCTAGATCATCACATAATTCATATTTTTCCTTATATGACATATCCATAGGCAATATTTCAGCCATAAGACCCATTTTTTCTACAGATTTTTTATATTGGTCAACTTCCTGAGGCTCGACCACTATGAAGTGCGGCGTTTTCATTATGGTCAAATATTTTGATGTAACCATATATTCAAAACGACCCTTGCTCGGGATGTATAATGGAAAATTAGGCTTCATCGTCCGTACCAGCAATTCTATATGAATTTAGGTCTGCTGCTTTATTTTCAGGATATAAAATACTTTTAGTGGCCTCAGTTAATTTTAATCCAGTTTTTTCAGCAAATTCGTCCACATCTTCTTGATTTTCAAAATGAATTTTTATGGAACGAAAATACTCTAAATTATCATTATCAAACTCAGGCATTCCCTCCCATTCCTCAAATGCATCTGTTTTCCCAAATTCTTTATCAAGAAACAAATCGGCCATTTCATCCATGCCGAAGCCAAGAGTTGATATATCGAATTGGTCCATTTCTAATTGCTTAATTTCTACTTTAAGCAATTCTTCATCCCAAGTTGAATTTTCGGTTAATTTATTATCTGCTATAACATAAGCGCGCCTTTGGGCATCGGACCATCCCTTTGCAACCATTACTGGAACTTTATCCAATTCAAGTTTTTGCGCAGCCAACAGGCGCCCGTGACCAGCAATAAGTGTATTTTCTTCGTCTATAAGAATTGGGACAGTAAATCCCCATTCCTGAATACTTGCAGCAATTTGTGCTACCTGCGTCTCTCCATGCACCCTGCTATTCCTAGCGTATGGAACCAACCTATCAGTATTCATTAATTTAACTTCAGTTGCTGGCCAATTCTTCATATAAACAACCTCCCAGTGTTTAAATTTACAATTTATGTAATATCATAGTTTGCATCTTTTGCAATTATTCAGATTTTGCCAGATTAGTGCATTGTTCCCATATCTTGATTGTTATGAAGAACAATATGGATACAATCTTCATGTTCCCCAATTACCGCTGGTATTTCATAAGAATTGGCGATGAAGGCGATCATTTCCATCACCTCTTGGATTGATCCTTTATTTGGAAGCCCATCAAAGAGCCTTTGTAGCTCATCCTCAGTTAATCTCATGTGAATGTCCTATTGTTATAAACCCCTCTCCACTTGGGAGACAGAGAGGGGGAGCAATGGGGAGGATATGCTCTAGGGGCAGAAAGGAAAAAACTACCCCATGATTTTCCATTACCATTTTTTACCCAGTTTCGCCATCATTTCCTGTGATATGCGCTTACGCTCTTCTGCATCTTGGCTCTTGCGCGGCGCAGCTTCAATTTGAGTGCGTGGTTGAGCCTCAATGTATCTCTTGCGGTTATTTATGACTATCTGTCTCACAAGCCCCTCATGTGGCCTTTTAGACGGGTATTCTATGAGGTACTGGGAGCAAGCCTTGGTTATTTCATCCGCTGTAAAATCCTGAAGCATATCCATCCAACCCAACAGAATGTCCCGCTTTACAAGCTCGTCCTGTGGCATCTGGAAGAACCTGCCCATCAAAGCCTGTGCCTTTATTGCAATGAAGGCGCGATGCTTTGTGAGTGTATCATCATCCATAACCTTGGATTGCAGTGCTGGAAGATTGCTCATCGGCTTACCCTTGCAAGATCATTAACCATATCACGGAACATATGGTCTATGCCATTTGCTTGGGGAGCTTCAACATCATCATTCCAACGCTCACCATTTAGCCAAGTGCTAAGATGCGGTATGAATTTTGGGTCCTTGCCAACCAAGCTATCAATGTATTTAGAAAGCAATTTGCAAAGCTCCCCTTCATCAATTTTCTTGATTGCCTTTTCCCATGCTTTTTCAGCGTGACCCTTTCCAACCTTCCTTGGATAAGCCAACCAAGCATCATTGAACATATTAGGTTCACTTACATGGTTAATAGTTACATGGTTATTGGTATGTACCTTATGCACCCTCTGGGGTGTACGATTTACATAGTCCCCATGTAAGTCCTGCACCCCAATTAATAAATATTCATTTGAAGTTTGCTGTCCATTATCACGAACACGACCTGTTCTTTTAATAAGCCCAATTTCTTCAAGTTTCAAAAGATGATTGTAAACTGATTTTACGCATACCTCAGTATCCTCTGAAATTTTCCTAATACTTGGGAAGCATCCGTAGTCGGGATTATGCCTGTCAGCTAAGGAAATTAATATAATCTTTGTAATTGGTTTAAGACCTTTTTGCTGCAAGGCCCACGATAGTGCTTTATACGACATAATGCGTTTTCTCCTTGATGGGCCATATATGTTGTGTTACCCATCAAGGCATAAACCAACTTGACCCAGTTTGTGTTTATAATTCTCCATTATGGGCCAGATTGTTTTCCAGACAGTCTGGCCTTAATGCTTTTATATACACAAACCCTTCCTTGTAAAATTTAAAGTTTTTAAAAAAATGTAAATTATATGTTTACTTGAGCCTATTCCTTGATAGACTTAATTTTGTCAATGGAGGACAACATGGGTCATATATCTACACCACTCGCATTTGTGCGAAATACAATTGCAAATAAAATTGCCAACAGATCAACTGAGCTTGTTAGCCAAGCGGTTCGTGGAGAAATAACAAATCAGCAATATCTTGCAGATCAATTCCCAGCGGATGCTATTTCTTTTATTGAAAAGGCCATAACCCAAGCGGTTGATGATTATGA